AGCCACGCCTTGATAAGAGCGTATGGTGTTGCGGCCGCAGCGGCGTAGCCCTGGCTGTAACCATATGACCAGTCAGGGTTTGATGTCTGGCTGAGGCTTGCTCCGCCAACGGTGAATGAAACCGTGCGCACTGGCTTGCCGCGCGTGACCATCGTTGCGCGCGCGAGTGATCCAATCGTCGCGCCACGGTCACTCAGATTCTTGACCTTTGGTGCGCTGAAGACTTCGTGCGGAAGTGGACCATTGCGCGATGCCTGACCAGCACCGTGGCGGCTGTAGGTTCCTGTATAGGTGCGGAAGTATGGATCGTTGGTTGGCGTACTCGGATACGCGCTATTGCTGTCGTATCGAGCAACCGTATCAGCAGCCTGAACAAAGATGCCCTTGACGATCCTGTCGTGGTCAAGGGTGACTCGCAGATCTCTTGCCAAGATCCTTGTCGTTGTTGTTGTGCTGCCAATACGCACATTGGCAGGATCAGTAACGATCTCTGCTGGAGCAGAGGCGTAGGTCTCAGCCACGCTCTTTGGTCCGTAGTTCAGACGACCATCTCCGTCAATCCAGTAGCGGTACTGAATCTCAGCCACACCGCCAGCTGCCTCCGCAATCTGATCAAGCGCGCTCTGGAGCGTGGTCGCTTTGAATGTCTGCTTGCCGATTATCTGAGCTGAGCCAGTAAAGATGGCACGATTACCGCTTACGAGTGAGGTGTCCAGAATCTGACGTGTTGTTGAATCGTTGACCTGATCATGGATCTTTGCAAGAAGAGCATTGATGTGCGAACGATCTGTTGATTCCGTACCACCCTGCGTGAAGGAATCCATAGATGACGTCACATTGATGTTGGTCTTGGGATTGCGAACGATGGTGTTTTGGAACCACGCAGATGCCTGAGCAACCTGCACATTAGCGCGCGTTCCAACGCCATTTTCCAGTAGCTCGCCTTCAATGCTCGTGATAAAGCCAAGGAAGAGTGGTGTGGTTGCGCTGTAGCGGCTGTCAAAAAACTGCACGCGCGCATTGTCGTAGACAGCACCTGAGCGCCACCATGGCGACGTACCGCTTGGCGTCTTCGTCTCAAAGACGGAGAAGTTCATTCCACCGGCTGATCCATCTCCAGACATTGTGAGGCTTAGGGTTCCAAGATCGACATACGGCGTGGTCGTTGCAGTAGGTGAAGGGAACGTCAGTAGATCACCGCCAGTTCCTGCGCCAGTTACTCCAGCAATAATCAGGCTGAATGGGTTTGCCATTTACTCACGGCCACCTGACTTGATGCGTCGGAGTGCCTGCGAAACAACGGTGTCAACCTTCTGTGTGCCGATGTTGACGGTGGTCGTCACAGTCGTAGCGCCACCACCTGCGCCGGCGCTGATTGGAATCTGTCTGCCGGTATTTGGATCAACCGTGTATCCAGGTGCAGTATTGATGATTGGGACTGGAACGACCTGTCCAGTCAAGGCAAGCAGCTGCTTGTACGCTTCGTTGAAGAGATCAATGGCTTGACGTGCGGTATCAAGCGCACTCGTGATCGGTCGGAACACATTGTCCCAATAGGTGCCTTCCTCAATGTGGAAGTTCAGACCAAGCAGATTGCCAGTCTCTTTGATGGATTCCATCAATGGGTTGAAGTGATTATCAATGACTCGACCAATTCCTTTGCCCATATTCTCAAGCACAGCGATCACTGCTGGGATCACGGTCTGCGTCATAAAGTCAAGCGCCGCGTTCACGGCCGGAAGCAGACGATAGCCGAAGTCTTCCATCTTCTCGTTGAGCGAGACCTGTGCAGCGAGATACTTGCCGCCTGTCGTCTTAGCGATCTCAGCTGCGATTCCTGAGTACTTCGCAGAGATTGCGGTGAGGATGTCCTGTGCCGTGGCTCCCTTGTTTACCTGCACACCGAGCGCGCGCAGTCCTCTTGTCTGACCCTGCGCGCCCTTACCAATCGTCTCAATGACGTCAGCCAGAGATGAACCAGTTACGGCAGCAACGTCAGCAGCAACACTATTTGCCTTGAGGATCGTGGTCTGATCCTTGAAGAATCGTGACCCTACTTCGATACCTGCTCGCACCTGATCGTCAGTAATACCAAGTGCAGCCATCTCCAGCGTCTGCTGCTTGATCTTCTTTGCGAGACCATCGGTCAGCAAACCACGCGCTTTGAGCGAAGCATTGAGACGCGCATTTGACATCTCGTCTTCTGCGGCTGACTTGACTGCATCAAAGGCAAACTTGGTAAGCGCAGCTGCGGCAACGCCTGCTGCAGCAAAGCCAAACTGGAGCGCCTTCAGGCTCTTATTGACCTTGTTGATATTGCCGGAGGCAGCGTCTCGTGCGCTGATCGTTGCGTTGACTGCGACGTTAGTCATTCTTCATTCCTACCTTGCTGCCTTGATTCCCATAATCGTTCGCTTCATAAGTGCGCCATCAACGGTTCCCTTGGTGACAATGGTTCCCTTAGGTCGAGTTCCCTTGGACTTAGACCCAAGTACTGACTCAAGGTAATCGGCATCCTTCCAGTGGCGTCCCCACGGTTCGGACTGCCAACGCGACGCGGTCTTGTTCTTGTAAGAAGTCTCTAGACCAAGCACCTGATTGCGCTTCGCCTCATCGGTAAGCAACAAGACAATCGTTGCGGCCATTGCGTCTTGACCTATCTGGATCTTAGCGGCAACAGTGTTGAGGACGAAGTTATCGCCACGAGTACCAGGATGCAGGAATCCAGGCGTTGGTCCAAAGATGGAGTGACCTGCTCCCAATCGATCAAGCGCAGCATTTGCTGCGGCACCGGCACGCTGCCCACCAGTGAGTTTAGGGATGCGATGTGGTGCTACTCCCTTGACGACCAGCCAGCCATACCAGGCGCCCTTGCGCCCACCGACAGGACCAACGACGGCACCTGGTCGAGTGATGCGTGACTTGCGCCCACGCACAGCCTTGGCAAGTGCCTTAGAGTCAGTAGGTGCAGCATCACGCACATAGGGTGCAAGAGCGCGAGCAGCATTCACGGTGGCGAACTGCTCTAGCTTGCGGATTCCCTTCCAGCCAAGCGTCTCTAGAAAGACCTTCTGGAGCGCGTCAGTTTGCTTGCGGACGTCGCCTTGGATCTCAAGCTCTAGACCGTTGACTGCCACTTACTTACCTTTCGGCTGCATCTCTGCGTGGAGTTCCCACGCTGCAAGGACTTGTTCTATCGGCAGGCTCGCCACTTGGTCTGGCCACATCCCAAACTTCTGGGCAAGGATGTGGAAGATGATCTCTGGCGGTGGAACGATGGACTGTCCGATTGCCATCCGCCGTGCAGCGAGCCTTACTTGGGGTCCAGTGAGTTCCCCTTCGCCCATTGCGCCATCAACTCAGTGAGTGCTTCTACCGGTGCGTCAAGGACATCAGTGATCTCTTCGCCATTGATACCCTTGAAGTTGTGCGATACGACAAGCGCAGCGAACGCTGGTAGTACCCTAGATGGAACCGACGACTGGAGGTCGAGCAGAATCCTTGCGGATACGCCTGACCTGATGTCAGCCTTCCACCCTGCGAAGTCGCCATCCAGAACGATGGTGCGATTCTCGGCCATATTAATCCTCCTACTAGCGCCCTAGGCGCTGATCTTTATGGTGCTGTTGCCAGCGGCGAGTCGATGATGACTTCAAGCGACTTGCCTGAGGTCGTGTCATATGCCAGACGACAGGTGACTTCATTGACTACAACACCATCTGTATCAGCGGAGAGTGGAACGATGTTCTCAATCGTCCACGACCCAAGGATGTAGAGACCGTAGGAATCGGTTGTAAGACCGACCAGGCGCAGGAACTTCTGAGTTCCGATTGCCGTGATTGGGAAGGTTGTTCCGGCTGCTGCGTTGCTCGCCACGGTGAAGGTAAGCGTTGCGTCGAGCGAACCAGTCAGAGCTGCGGTTGCAGCCGTAAGACTGGCATCGAGTGCTGTGACCATTCCGACGCCAGTCGTGATCGACAGGTTGAAGTTATAGATTGATGCGTAGTCTGTTGCCGTTGGCGATACTGCCGCCTTAGATGGGAATGTTGGCGTGGTAGTCAGCTTCATCAATCGCCCTGGCAGGAACTGGTTTACAGGGATCGCCGTAGGGAACGAGAGCGCTGAGGTTGCAGCGACCGTTGCAGCGAAGGTTGCACCAGCCTGCACCAAGCCATTGGCATCAGCCGACAGCGTGATCTCGGTTGGCACTGCATCTCGAATCAAATACTTCTGCACTCCATCGGTCACAAGGAATGACGCAAAGAGCAACGTATCTACATCGCCCTGTGTTGGCGACCAAGTCCAAGTGTATGGAGCGGCCGTGCCAGCAGTCGTTGCACCGATTGAGTCAAAAATGATTGGCAGGGTTCGCATTGAGGCTGGCGCCTGAGCAATGGTGATCATTGGAGCCTTGCCGGTGATGGTCGGCTGGCTTGCCTGAATGGCGGTGCGCTTGCCAACGGATACCGTCTCGCCGAGATCGACACTAATGCCAAGGTCGAGTGAGCCAATCGTATCGTTGAAAAGGATCTCTCCAGTGGCAGTGCCGATTGCAGCTGCGGTTCCGAAAGCAGACTGGCTCGCAACAGCGATTCGCGTCAGAGCCTTTGCGCCGTAGGTTGCCATCTAAGTTCTCCTTGCTCTACGCGGTGAACGCCACGGTGTCATAGACCGTGACTTCCGCAGTTGCCTGAACCGTCAGGTAGTCCTGATCGGCGTAAGTATCTGTGCCGAGTGTAGTGCCGGTGACTGCTACCTGCGCCACGTTTCCACTAATGGTCACCGCTCCATCGAACACCGTGCGTAGCCACGCGCGCCACGTGTACAGGTCACGGTACTTCTCATCCATCCTTGGGATTGGTAGCAGGTAGATGACAATGTTGACCGTCAGCACCGTGGTGCGGTTGCCGTTGCCGATGCTGATCTGATCGCCGCCTGGGAAGAGGACCGCGCACGGTGTGATTGGGAGCGACTCAGGCGGAGTGGCGTAGCACTTGCGGAGCGTGTACCCAGCAGGGTCTGTCGCAGCCTCTACTCGCGTGGCGATTGCGTCAAGGATCGTGAGGTCGGTCATACCGCTAAGCCACCGCGATTGCGGTACGGCTCAAGGATCAGTGCGGCCTCTGGGTGCAGGGCGCGACTCATCCGCAGGATGCCGCCAAGGTCAGCAGATCCGATCACGCCGAACGGAGCGGTGCGGCTGTTCCACACAGCTCCAGCCTGGATGATGGACGCCTGTGTCACAGCGGCTGGGAGAGCAGGGAAGCCGAACACGCCCAGTACCTTCACGCCAAGGAAGATGCCCTTAGGGAAGTTCTTAGTGAAGGCGTTGCTGCGGCTGATGCCGGTATATGGCAGGCCGTCTAGCGCGTAGTTCTTCGGCGTGAGCTGGAAGTCGGTGCCAGCAGTCCAGGTCGTCGAGTAGGTGCCATTTTCAAGATCGTCGGTGGTGAGCGTCGTGACGCTAACAAGATCATCGGTCAGCACATACTCGTAGTCATCAGCGGTGTAGTAGCGCGTCTCGGTCGCCGTGCCGAATCCTGTCTTCCGGTCGCAGTACAAGTCGATCAGGGTGTCTGTAGCGTCCAGCACATTCTGAAGCGCAGCGTCATCGGTCGAGTCAGTAATCCCTACGGCCGCCTTGAACTGCGCGAGTGTTGCGTACGACATTTAGCGACCTCCTGTCTGCATTGTCATTAGCGGTTGGGTTGATGTAGCGACGATACCGTAGAGCTTGTCAGTCTCGGAAATCCAGAATGTGTTGAGAGCGCCCTTTGGCAGTTCTAGTCCATTGGCGACGGTCACTGTGCTATTGCCGACATAGACGGTGTTAGCGCCAGTTGGCGCGTGCAGGTAGATCCACGATGCGCCATTCAAGCCAGTCGCAATCAGCGTTGGCGTGGTGCCGATGGTCACAGTAGATGCGGCAAGGCTCACGCCTCAGGCTCCACGATTTCCGCCACGCTGACAGCATCTGTAGGCAGGGTGGCTGTCCTAGTGGTCTCGCTTACTTTCGCGCGCTCTACGTGGCGCGTTAGTGCCTCTGCGTCGACATCTGCAACAGCCTCAGCCAAGCCAAAGCCGATGAGGCTCTCCGCCTCTGCCTTTGGCAGATCAAGGAAAGCCCCTGACGGATATTCACCGCGTCGCTTGCAAAGTCGAACGAGCATTAGGTTCTCCTTACTTGCGGTTCAGGGGAGCCGCCGAAGCGACTCCCCATCCCCACTAACTAGCCGAGCTAGTTGATTACGCGCTCTTGAGGAACTTGACAGCCGAAGACTGTGCAAGCCCAGTTGCGCCACGGACCTGAACCTTGTACGAGACAAGGCCAAGGTTCCACGCGAACTCGCGTGAAGCCTCGACAGTCACACCGCCAACGAGAGCGGTCTTGATCTGTCCAAGGTCACCAAAGAGCACAGCCTTGACACCGGTCGCAGGAACCGCAATGCCAGGAGCCGTGAAGACAGGCTTGCCAAGAAGGCGATCAACGCCACCCTGACCACCTGGCTGGAACAGCGGAATGCTGCTCGACGTCGTGCCAAGGATTGCTCCAAGAGCCGTATCGCTCATCAAGAAGCCAGCCTTAGGCGCGTTTCGGTATTGCTGCTTCACCGAGTACTGAAGAGCAACAAGCTCAGCGTAGGTGTAAGTGGCGGTTCCAGCGGCGGTTCCACCGGTACCAGCAGCGGCGACCACAGCGGTCGAAGCAGCTGAACCGTGAGCAATCGCCATCTCCTGACCAGCGGCTTCGCTGATCATCGCGGCAACGTCAAACGCTGCATCGTTGAT